TAATCATTTGCTGTATTGCGATCTAGGGCCTCGGTCTGATCAATATAATCCTGGGCATCCTCAATGAGCCCTGCCACTAAAGACTCGAGCTCCTCCTCATCCATTGGTTCATCGCCAGCCAGGCGAATCTGCTCTGCTTCTAGCTCTGCTGTTTGTGCTCTAATCTCAGCGTCGGATAATGCCATTCGTTATGTGTCTGTTTGTTATAACTTAACATAATAACTTGCGCTGTACTTATTATGTTAAGTTAATTATACATATGGAGGAACACTATCTCGAAGATAACTTATGATCAAGCTTTTTATACTAGTCCGGGGATTTCTCTTATGAGGGGCTTGTTCCAGGGGATCGACTTCCTGGAAGCAAATGAGGAAAAAGTTAGGATGAGCGCATCGGCTGCATCCGGAGAAGAATTGTGGCCAAGACGGCGGCGGATCTCGTCCTTGGACTCAACCTTGATCTTGCCAGTGGAAGAAAAATTGTAGCGGACCGAACAGAGCTCTGCGATTAGACGCTCATCATTTGGAATGTTAACGTCACGCGCCTCAAACCATAACTTTGCTTTCTCCCATAACTCGGAGCGGAGGTTGAGATGTTGCCCTTTTATAGAGGGGGCCTCAGAAACATTGATGCCTCGGCAATCAATACCATCCTCTAAAAGCTTATCGCATACCCCGGCTCCGAGCCCTATGGAATCCACACATACGTCCCCAATCTCTAACTTCTTCTTCTTGAGCTCGTCAATCTCGGACCTGACCCACCCTGCTACTTGCATCGTGTCCAGGCCACGTTTGCACTTGACTTGACCTAATAAAGTATTCCCCTGGCGGAGAGCAATTGCAGAGCTATCCTGACCAAACCGGGCTACATCAACTCCAATCGTTACTGGGCCGCCAATCGGATCCACCTGGCGGTTAATCGATGCCTCAACCAGGTGACGCGGAATAATGGCGTCCGAGTCTGTTTCCGGGAAGAGGCCTAAGACGCGTACCCGCCATTGATTGGAATTTTCTGAATATCGAGATTTGATTTCATCAACGAACTCCTTGGATACCCTCTTGGAATCTAAACAGGAAATGCGCCGGGTCTCCCAATCTCGAGCAAGCTTATTGTGTGTGTCATAAAAGAATCCTGTGGCGCGTGTTCCATTCCCAAGCAAAAGTGTCGTAGCGTGCTCCCCAGACATCGATGATGCTGCACTCTCGAATATCTGGGCTGGAATAGCAGAACTTTCATCGCAAATTAAAAGTACGTTCTCTGAATGGACTCCAGCCAAAGTTTCACTGGATTCTGGGCGAGAAACGCGAAACGAAATGAAACTTTCGTTGGGTGCAGCCTTTAGCCGGATCTGCTCGGAAAGGACCTCCATTTGATCCTGGATCACAGTAGGAAGCATAGTTATCCAGGCGCGGACCTCTGAGCCCAATGCATCATGTAGCTGCGAATGGGAGGGCGCTGTTATAATTGTTTTTTGTGCGAACCGGAAGATCATGTGCCATATGGCTACCCAGGAGGCGCAACAACTTTTTCCTACTCCGTGCCCAGAGACACAACTTATACGCCTGACTTGCTCTTTGTACTTTCCTGCTCCTGCTACCATATCCAGGACATCCGCTTGCCAGTCATCTGGAGTTGCCCCCAGGATCTCTCTTACAAATAGATTCGGGTTGTTGATGTAGCGCTTCTGAAACTTTTCCAGGGTGGATGCTAATTCAGTTTTTTTCATATTCTGCATTGGTTCAGTGCAAATTTGCAGTAAAAGACTGCAAGATACTATATGTAATTAAGGTTGATTAATACTCTGCTCTTTTCATCAGTGCAAGTGGATCCTAGATGTCTTACGTTTGCAGGGAAAGTTAATAATCTGTTCGCCTTGCTTTGGATGACCTCGCCGCTCTCAAGTTTGGTGTAACCGTTGTTGTCGTTAATGTAATATATCCCTGTGGTCCAGTGAGCGATCTTGTCTGTAGTAGGGGAGTTGTAATCAAAATCTGAATGGAAATCACTCTCAATGTTAGATTGTGATTTAGTCATTAAGTTTGCTCGGACCATATGAATCGCCATGGGAGATATCTTTTCTATGAGAGGAGCTAAGTCCTGGGATAGTCCGGAGGTCCAGGAATGTTTTGTAAAGATGGTGTGTCCAAAGAAAAATTGATCTGGGCCATCATTGCTTTCAAATCTGCCAGCAGTGTACGGGACAAAATGCCAGCAGATTTTCTGGCTTAAAAATAGAGTCTGTAACCTGGTAAAGACTTCATCATCTAAAAAGGAATCTATAATTTTCATAATTTTTTTTTCAAAAATAATGGAAAGAGTATGGTGACCCTGCTCTCGCTCACGCCCCGTCCATATAGCGGAGGGGGGGCCAAAAATGAAGCAAAAGTGAGTGTTTTAGGGTCAACAACCCTCGTAACACCCCTGTAACCCCTTGCTACTGCTGGCCCCCCGATTCGTCTTCCTCGTTTGTATGCATTTCGTCTGCATCTTCTGGGTTAATCACCTTCGGATCCCTCTGCTGCATGAGGCCCTTGAGTTGGTCCAGGTAGACCTCGGTTACGTCGGCTACTTTGATGTCGGCCTGGACCTTTTGAAGGTCCCCCCAGATCTTGCTATCCATGCGAGAGGCCAGCCATTGCCGCGCCTGGAGGCTGACCTGGGCTCGCTTCGGATCGAGCTCGCCGGATTCCACGCGGTTGGCGATATCCTCCATGCGCTCAGCGTGGACCGACGCTCGAGCCTCGCGTGCGCGACCGAGCCGGGCCGTGAGGTCAGCCGAGCGACGTATCCTCCCTTGAACCACATTATATGGAATGTCCTCAACCTGACAATATTCCATGAGAGCAACGCCAGCAGAAATCGTATCAAATATCTTATCCCAGAACTCTGGAGTTTTCATCTCAGCATCGACTCTGATTTTCCTCAGAGCTTTCTTGCTTTTTATGACCGGATTCTTCCTTGGCATTCTATCCCTTCGAAATGTAATAGGTGTAATAGGTGTAATAGGTGTAAATTCAAAAATGTGCTTCCAGGCCAGTAGTGCCAATCGATTACAAGCGATAGGTGTATAAGTGTACGGTATCCCCCTATAATACCCCCTTTTACGCGCATTATTATATATATAACGTATACATATATATTATACACTTATTACTTACTAAGCCTTACTGTTGCTACCTCTGCTGGGTGTATCACAATTCAATAGGTGTTACACCTATTCAGCAAACCAGACAATTGACGGTTTAGAACTTACACCTATCGCCCTGGACTCTCTATTTATTAGCTCACTTTCATAGAGGTCATCGAGCAGTGTTTTTCGGTGGATCCTAGACTTCAGAAATCGTGTTCTTTGGACCAGGTCTTTCATGGTAATTCCTTTTGGTCCACAGTTTCTAATTATGTTCTCAACTCTTTTGCTTTCTCTTTCGAACTCATTATCTGATAGGTTCTCTCGAATGGACACGCACGCATTTTTCACCAGAGTGCTTGTAAGCTCGCAGCCATAGTTTGCATCATCAGCCGTAATATCAGTAAACCTGGACCCTGCCAGGATGAGTGCTATCTTCTTTGCAGTCTCCGCCGCCCTCACCCACATGGCAGAGGTATCAGTTCCCAGGTCTGACAGTCTCAAGGTTTCTTTCTGAAATGACCGGAATACAAACTTTGCTGCATCGGAGGATCTTATTACCAGGGGCTTTGGAATTCCGAACTTAGTCACATTACCTTTTGCTCCAGGATCGATAGGCATATCGTTATAGGCTCTAACCTTGGTAGTGAGTGGTATTGGTATGTTCCCAATTATTCCAGCCTCATTGACAGGCGGTCTATCTTTTGGGGCATCGAAAATACAGAAGCGATTGAGTGTTCCAGATGAGACGGCCTCACTTGTCAATGAAGCCCAGAAACTTTCTTTGGTTGAGGTCCCATAAATTGATGCACTTGGCTGATCGATCTCGAACCTGGGATTCTCTTTTGAGTTTGCTTTATCGGTCCCAAAGAATTTGCTCGAGCTCGAACCATACAACTCCAGGAACATCGAACTTACGTCTCTGAGGTGTGAGTTAGAGTTGGGATTCATAATTGAGGAAATATAGTGTCCGAACTCATCAATCATGTATAAAGCAGACGGTGTAGCAGAAATCGTGCGCTCAATTGCGCTCCTGGAGGAAAGTTTCTCTGCTCCGAACCCTTCAGCACCTGTTTGGGCAAACATTAGCTTGATGAGCTTTCTCGCGTGTTCTTTGCCTATTCCGGTTCTTCCGAGTGCTGCAACATACAAATTTGGTCTTATATCTGATTCATCACGGATCTTACGTCCCAGCATAGTTGCAGAAAAGGCCAGGGATGCTCCCAAGGCGAGCTCAGGCTGCGGGAACCATGCAGTATCAGTAATGAACTTTGCCCAGTCACCAACGAAGCCAGGAGGATTCAGGAGCTCCTTTGCAATTGGTTGGATGTTCCGCTCGACTTTTTTCTCAAGGATAGTTTTCCGGGGCCGTCCAACTGGCTCGGCAAAATTATTCTCATAAGGATCCGCGTGCCTGGCGATGACTTCCTGGGTAAAATAATTCTCCAGGTCTTTTGGTCCACGACTTTCACAATGGGCGTGGCTGCATTTAAAAGCTTTAGTTCCATCAGTAAAAATAATGGTGGATCTATCGCCATCCTTTCCAGTGGTATGGAGATGTCTCCAGGGACACTGGACCAGGATTGTATTACCCATCACCTTGAGCACCATCCCTTGGCTTTCGAACACCTCGTCCCACCTGACAGTCCCGTAGCGATACTTTTGTAATGGCGGAGCCTGTGGAGCTATTTTAGGGTAATTTTTCTCACCAACCTCAATTGGGATTGCATCCTCGTTTCCCTTGAGCTCCGGGTCATAACTTGTGAAGCAGATCCGATTAATATCTTTGCAGGATGGATCTATGGTCACTCCATGTTTCTCCAGGAAATACCGTTCTGCTGCAAAGAATGATTCCTTGTGTTTTTCAGGATCATCTGGGACCCGGATAGCGAGCTTGACCCCTTTTCCGGAAGGGGAAAGAAAGGAAGCACGAACGTGCGGATCCAGAGAGAGCTCGTCCCTGAGCTTTTCTGGATCATCCACAGAATCGATATCCCCCTGGATCAAACCGGAGTATCGAACCATAGAATTAGCCGCACGTTGCAGAAACAATCCGGACATAGTAATAGCCCAGAGTTCCTTCTTCTTTTCGTTGTAGGCTTCCTTGCCTTTTGAGCGGAGCAAATCTCTTAGATCTGTTATCTCCTTCTCCCACTTCCCTGTTCTAATGTCCTCCCAGAACTGATCGCTATCGATCTTAGTAGGCTTGGTTGCCCGAGCTCCGTAGAACATACTTAGTTGCATCATTTCTCTCCCTTAAATGAGTTTTCTAACTTTTGAGTATGCCAGGTAACACTTATAAGAATCCTTTGCTCTTTTCCTTCGGTGCTTGTCACTTGCAATTCCATCTTTTATTCTTTTCTCGCTTGCTTCTCTCCACTTTTGGATCAAGCAATTTTCACAAAGGCAATCTTTATTATGTATGTTCATTTTCAATTTGTTTCAGGAATTCTTTATAAGGGGTAGACCCCTTTTTAACATTACAGGAGTTACACGCAATACAGAGGTTTTCCTTGGATTGCATTTCGGCCCTGGTTGATAAAGAGGACAATGGATTCTTATGATCCAGGACCCATTTATCTTCCGGGAATATTCGCTTCTTACAATAGTAACAAGGAACGCTCAGATCTATTTGTCTGAGCCAGCAGGAAATATAAGTGAGGCGGTTATAGCCTCCTTTCCTGCGGCGTATATCTCCAGAGTCTTTAAACCGTTTCCAGGCCTGTTTATCTTTACAGGATCGTCCACAGTATTTCTGTTTGCTTTGGTTATTGCGGGGATAGTATTCGACCCCGCAGTAACAGCATATTTTTGGATCAACTTTTGGATCATTAGAATGGTATACCATCTTTTATCGGTTCTGAGTCAACTTTAGGTTCGTCACCTCCTCTACTCGGCAATGCTGAAAGCTGATCGAGTTGCATTTTGGTGACCTTTTCCGCATCTTCTTTTACAGTTACGGGATCCAAGGGGAAATATTTCTTAACTACATTTTTAGCCGGATAATCTCCTTCTGGTTCAATATCCAGTAGGGCGGTTAATGGCTTATAATGAAGCTCAGATGTATCGCTACAGCCAACTAAGCCACAGGACTTAGTGATTGTACCCAGGATCTGACGAGCCAAGCCTTGGACGCTCTCAGTAGGATGATAAAGATTCAGGTTATCCCATATCCAGGTCCCGTCGAACTTTCCACCATCACAGATAGAAAGCTTCAGTTTTAGATATCGATTCCCTGCTGCGGACATTTCCTCAGAGGATTCAATAATCTCAACTTTGTATTTCCCAGGCGTTGCCAGGGTATAATCTTTGGACTCGATCTCCGAGTTATTCCCCGGAGCATAGTCCATTACATTAAAGTCTAAATCCATCACTCTCCTTTTCTTGCTTTATTTATTTCTGATTTAAATATCTTCCAGTCTAGTGGTAGCGGGGAAGGTATAGGGATCCTGGATTTCGCTACGAATCCGGCTTGTGGTATGGTGTGCATTATTCGGTTGCCAGTTGAGATGGCCTTGTAAACTTTTTGCCCGAACTTTTCACCCTTGAGATGAGTTTTCTGTTCAAATTCACAAAAGGCAATAATTGTTGCCCACTCCTTGAGAGTATTACGAATTGAACGATCAAGTTTTAAGTCATAGACCTCATACAATTCATGTATGGGCTCATCGACTTTCACGATGGAAGTATGGCAGATTATAATTACCTCCAGGCCCATCTGTCTAAGTGAGTCCAGGCCATTAATAAAGTCCTGGGCTAAGGACGCTGCTAACTGATAGCCTTGCCCCCATTTTAGATCATCGATAGTATCCACACCTTTTTGGGAACAGACTTGCTTATGGATTAATTTCTGCACCCAGTCAAATGAGTCAACTATCACCGTTTTTACGCCCATTTTTTTATGGTTAGAATAGATTAAACGCAGCGCCTCCACTGCATCGTCAAAGACGATATCCTTACCATACAGTGGGATCTTCTTGTTATCGTAGATCTCCGCACCATGTTCAAAGTCCAACATAATTGGTGCATCACTCTGGCAAGCCAGGTGTGTTTTTCCAACCGCCTCCTTACCATGAACAATGGTAACTGGCGGGACTGTTTCGACTCCAGATATAATTGAGTCCATTGTAATTTTACTCATTTTCTTCTCTCCTTCTCTTCATTCTGAATGTCCGAAATATTTTGCCATTCCTGGAAGAATTCCTCCAGGTAGCAACATCGTAACCATTCGAGTTTTCGAGGACCTCGGCATCGCCCATCGTGTTCTGGATTTCAGTCTTTGCCGAGTCCAGTTTGCCTTTTACAAGTTCCATGTCTTCGCTCAGATTATGAACATCAGACACCAGGTGATCTTGCCCAGGCATTAAAGTTACCACTTTCCCCCGGTCTGCTTCGGGATAAGCCATTGAGGTTTCCTCAGTGGATTCCGGGAGTGGTGGGATATCTGTTAGAACGTGCTGCTCCCAAAATTCCCGAGCAGTATCTTGGATTTGTTGAATACGGCTCAGGTTATTTTTTGCAGAAACGCGATAGATCCGCATTTCCTGGCCAAAGAATAGTGCTGCAATATCGAAATAATTGTAGCCAGTTATGCCCATGTAGTGCAGGACCTGAATTTCGTAATGCAAGGGAATTTCATCAGTCCCAGGTTCTCCCCATAGATATGCAGATCTCAGACCAACAGTTTTTACTTCCAGTCCAGCATTCTTTCCAGCGAGCTTCCGGTCAATGTGTCCTCTCAAATAATTTAGGTCCGGATGCACCAGGGTACGATTTACATTGCGGACTTTATTGCCAGAAACTTCTGCATATCTTTCTGCGATTTTATCTTCCAGGAAGGACCCCCAAAATACTGCTTCATTATCTTCGAGATCTTCCGGGTCTCTCCTTCCAGTTTTTTCTTGCCAGACTTGATACCTTTTTCGGTAAGGGTGCATTCTTAAAATTGCGGCGATATCTGTTCCGCCGATAAATAATTTCCTAACCTCCGGATCAAATCTGTTCTGGAAATTTTCCTTATTACTTTTCTCCTTCTTTACAATTATTGCCATTTCTCTCTCTCCAAAAATTAAATTTTACGAAGCGGAAAAATCTTTTTCGAGCTTCGCGGTTTCGTACTTCTTGAGATTTTCTGATTGCCTGAAGCACCTTAAAATTTCCCAGTTCCAGTTCCATTTGTTCCATTTTCCTCCTTAAAAATGATTATGGTCCGCTCTTTGCTATGCCCCTTGCGAACCGTTGGTTTTAACGGAAACTACAATGTTGTGTACATATGTATACGTTTGTACACACCAATACCTTTTTCTCTTACAGGGCGATCTGAGCACATTTAAGGGTATTTCTTTCTAAGGCCCAGTTCCTCCCATTTATTCCCCAACTTGATCATTCCTTCCTCAGACCATATTTTTTTTGCCTTCAAATAGTGGACGCATCCATCGTCTTTTATGAGTGCATCCATAACCGCCTTGATCAAATTATCCAGGTCCAAGCGATTTTGGGTATGAGGTTTTCCGACAAGTTCGGTCCTCTTTTTTTTGCTCCAGGATTTGGGCATCGGGATATAAAATTCCATCACGAGCTCATTGCCTGGAACAAATTCTTCATACTGACAAGCCAAACGAATTTCATCGGCCCAGGATCTCCACCTCAAAATCACAGGACGTTTTTTCCAAACATCGCTGCGAGTTTGTCTCGGTTTAGATAAGGGGGCCAAATGGATTGTAATCATATTCATCTATCAGATGAGTTGGATTGAGTTCATTCCCAAACCCATATTGTGAGTCAAAGTCAAAACCAAAACTAAAATTTACTGATGGAGTTTTCCCACCGATCTCGTCTGGCAATTTTTTAATCTCCCCACCTTTTGCCAGGAAATCCAAAACCGCAACATTCAACTCGGAGTGTTTTGGATCCTGAGACTTTACGAAAGTGGGCTCCGTATGAGTCTCAATTCTCCCGTCCAGGTTCTTTATCTGGATGAGGTAATTTTCGTAGGGTTTGACTATGGGAAGTCGCTTTTTGTTTTTCCGCTTTGTTCGCTGTAATATTTTTGCATCAAGAGCGGAACAAGATTTCGAACAGTTCCGATGATCTCTGCGAACAGGCTTGAAAAGTTTTCCACAGATATTGCAATCTCTTTCCGGGAAATTTTTCCTGCGGAGATGTGAGACGGATTTTGCATACATATACTTATTGTATCTGTAGCAAGTCTCCGTGCAGAATTTTGATTTAATGCCTGTGAGTGGCTTGCCGCATTCACGGCATACTTTTCCTTTTTTGCTCATCCATCACCTCCATGTAATGTTCAATATTATCCGGATCGTAATCCGGGATTACTTCTTTCTTAGTGAAGCGTTCTTCGTAGGCTTCTTCATCAAAGAGATAGTGCGGCTCCATTGCCCCCTCCTTGCTTGCGATCAAGCCCCTCACTTGCTGCGGTATATTCCTTTTCTTCTTCCATGTAATTTTCGATTTCAATTACCCTGGCATATAATCTTGTAATTAATGTTTCCTGCTCGAGTAGTTGCTTCGACATATTTTCGAAACGAACCTTCTGCGAGAGTCTCTGCTCAGGTTCTTTCCAAACTTCATCTCCTGCTGCGATCATGGCCTTCCTGCTCCCAACAATTGAGCTCGGGGATATCTCATAACCTAGCTGAACAAAACATTCATTGGCGATATCTTTTGAGCACTTATAATGAAAGAGCTCGAAATTCTCTCGCAGATATTTATCGAGAGCATAGGACTGTTCCTTATTTAAGACAACATATTTTACTTTCTTAATATTCTTCTGATCATTTACTTTACTCATATCTCTCCTTATGGATTGTGTTTCCCGGATCAGACTAGATCCGAGTTACGTTTGCGGCACTCCTCCCGCTCATTAATAAGTCGCTGGAGTGTCCTCGTCTCTGCTATTTCTGGAAGCAGAGTTGATGCGACTTTGAAAAACTTTTGAAAATCATCTCGTAGATTTCTTATATCCTGTTTCAAAGCTTCTTGAGCTTCATAATCTTTACTGCTCAATTTTGCCTACCTGGTTAAGTTGTTCCTGTTTTTCAGATACCAGTTTATTTGCAGAGGACTTAACTGATACAACGAGATCGTCGTTCAGCAGCCTACAGACATCACTGACGCCCAGCTTACAATCCTTCGCAACATCACTGAGAGTAATACCAAACATTCTCATCTTCTCTCTAACTGTGATCATATGCTCATTATATATGTGTAACTGATATTCCATGTTTGCAAAACTATTTATGCAAACTCCTTGCCCCTAATAATATATCATTAAAACGAGAAAAATATCAACTAATTTAAAAAGTTCACAAAATATCAAATTTATTTTATTTTTTTTATTTCCTGCAATCCGTTGCAGTTACTACGTTTGCTGGTGTCTGTGAAATAAAAATGAAAAAAGCGCACATACATGAATTTTCGTGCATTTTCCAAGGGTTTGCGGAAATCGACCTCTGTAATCCCTTGCAATCACTACGTTTGATTTTCTCCCTAGATTTGACAACAACTGTGAACATTTGCTAACATATAATCTCATCAGCAATACCTTTAACCCGATCGGAGAGACAACATGACAAACGATGTAAGAGAAAGAGAACTGGTACAGTGGGAACAGGAAATGGAACCACATTATGGTGCTATTAGACAAGACTGGGACCCCAATTATGCCTCTGCTTTAAAAGAATGGGAAATTGAAGCAGCTAACATTGGAGATGAATCAAGAATGTGGGAAGAACTCGCTTTAGAGAGAATTGCTTCTGGTTATTATTCACCAGATGAAGCTGAAAAAATTCTGGAGCAGTTTTACGGCAAATCAGAAGAAGCAGAAGAATTACCATTCTAATTAACCCGCCCCCTCCGGGGGGCTAACCAAGGAGGAGCA